GTAGCGGTCCGTGTGGGCGTAGCCCTCCGCATCCTGATAGATGGCCGTCAATGTGAATTTGTCCCGCTCGCTGGGCTGGGGAAACTGTATCTGTATTTCTGCGTTGTTCATATTATTCTGCTGGTTGTTCGGGTTCCGTGTACGGCTCTTCTGTTTCTGTGGTGATCCAACTGCGCTGGTAGGGCTCCAATCCGAAACGCACATAGGTATTACTACCTACGCCGTTAATGATTGTTGGAGACTCTGCGCTGATAACTCCTCCATACAAACCTGCTTGAGCGTCCAGATAGATAATAGGAGAATAAAGGACATGATAGGTATCCCAGCACCTGATGTCTGCCAGCCTGATAATCGTATCATTAGACAGCCCTCCCATTACCAGCCAGACTCCGGCGGCCAAAGCATCTCCGTGACCAATTTCGGACTGCGCAATAACAATCCTGTAGGTAGCGGAGCATGGGTTGGTATTGCTGTTGTAGTCCAGATTGGACAATGTGGATCGCACTACATACCTCTTGGGACTACCGATGCCAATCAGCTCGCGCACGCGGGCCTTGTAGCCATTATCATAATAGAGAGTCACATCAACCAGCCGCGTTATATCCGCCGCACTGCCGACCACAGGGCGGAGCCGGAAATCATCTATGTCCGCATCCGGATATTCTTTAAATTGTCCAGACCCGCCAATAAGCATGGAAATTTTAAATGCGCTCCCCTCGGACCCCCCACTAAATTTGATTGGCAGAGAATACCCCGCTATCTTGCTATAGTTTCCGCCCCCGAGCGCACCAGCAGACGGCAGTGTGACGGATGTCCGGACCTTGGCCGCCAAGATGGCCTCACAGTAGCAGCCAGGAGCAATATGATTGATTGCCACCCCATTAGTAGCCGTGCAGGAGGATGTGGCCCAGTAGGTGCGCGTCTGGTGCATCATTACCGTGTGGACCATCCCCAGGGCATAAGCCCGGCAGACGGCTGCGGTATCCGTCTGCGCCTCTGCCGCCAGCGGGATATTGATGCCGCCATTGGCGTTGATGGTGCCGTTCGCAGTCAGACCGCCAGCGAGCGTCATGTTACCAGCAGCATCTACCTGCGGGATAGCGGCAAGGGCCTTTTGTGCGGACGCGGAAGCATCGTTCGCCAATTTCAGAGCATTTTCCGCATCCTTCCGTGCGGTATCGGCATCAGTTCCGGCAGTTTCGGCTTTTTGAGCTGCGGCCTCCGCACGTTCTGCAGCATCCGCGGAAGGGTCAATGATTTTAACTTCTCCGTCTGCGGCGTCGGGGACTATGATTTTAATGTCGCCTATCGTTACCACGTCTTCATTACCTGGCGGCGTAATACGGGGGGCGGCCTGGATTTCTCCCATGATCAAAGGGCGTTCTGCGCCGTCTGGCGCAATCATGAATAGGTCATAGGCATGTGCCCCAGCTTTTAAGGGACTCCATGCAAGGCGCGCGCTTATACCGTCAACAGGCTCACATTTGATTGCTGCAGCACCGGGACCACGGACCGCACAGCGGAACGCATTGCCGGAAATGTCTTTTGCCGCGCCGTCACCGTCCACAAAACGCAGCATCACCGATTGAGCAATGCCGCTGGTAGTAGCAATATCAAACGGGGCACCCTGGCATAAAATCATCATACACTAGTGCGCGCCCGTTGCGCTTAAATGACTCGGTGAATCATGGCAAAAATTACCGCCATGCAGGAACAGTCCCACATGTGAGAGTTATTCCCGGAGGCAAGCCACTTGAGGGAGACCCGCCCAGTACGCTTGTCTATGGATTCCTGCTTGCTTTCGGCTTGCATCTGCTTAATGTATTCAGCAGAAACATTATGAGGAACCTTGAAATGCCCCGTTTTAATCCGCGCGGCAAGAACATCCTTCGCCCGTTGGGAGGAAAAATTGAAGTGAAGGCACTGCACCCCCTCAACAATATGCCGTTCGAGGGGCGCATAAATCAGTTTAATTCCCTTCCCCTTGATTTTGTGCAGGTACTCCTCTTTAACAGTACCGTTCATTGAAAACCAATGATGAAGACCGCATATCTTTCGAACGGCATCCGTATCAAAGGCACAGTCCAGAGCCACGCAATGATCAGGCACATTGAATTGAGATTGTTTACATTCAATATCTTCCACCGTTTCAAGGCGCCCCTCCGAAAGCAAATGAAAGGAACCGCCAGCGTCCACGGCATAAACCGTATGCCAAAAGTGCCCCTTCTGGACGTCCACGGTCAAGAAACGGGCCCGTTCGTCCTCCACGGTGTACCCTTCCATACTTTCCGCCGTGAGAGGTATTTTCAACACGTCGTCTTTTTCGCCCAAATCCACAATGTTTTGAGCAAGCCGTTTCTGGATAAACTTTTTCAGCGGTTCTATGTCACCTTTCTTCTTTTTCTGATTGGCAAGAATCCACTCCACAGCCAGATCAGCCCATGACACCCAGTAACAAGCCAGAGCGTTAAAATTGTAGCTCACGATCTCCGGCAACGCGCTTGTGTTGCCGGAAAATACGTACTTGCCGCCGCTGGCCAGTCGGCGCCGGTTGTTCACGGTATCCTCTATTTCATGAGAGCAGCGCGGGCATACCATCTTGACAGATTCTTTAAAGCGCTCCCAATCAATATTTTCCTCTTTACTATAGATGACATCCCGCCAGTCATAGGTGTTCCACCCCTGGCAGCCGGGACATTGCCAATGGTAATGATGGATGCGGCCCTTGCCGTACTCGTCAACCCAGTCCGTCCCCTTGTCGCCCCCTTGGGAGACCATCAAGATTTTACGGTTGAACCGGTCATGGTGGCGGGCCAGGAACTCCCGCACCATCCCCTTTTCCCACGCCCACATTTCATCGCCAATCAAATACCGGCAGGACTTTGACTGCAACTGGCCCTTGGTCGCGGATACCATCCACAAATTCATGTGTGGGAAAAGGATTTCCGTTTTCCTGGCCGCATGCCTTTTCTTCGGCAGCAAGTCCTTCAGGGCTTTGTTGTCGCGGAACGTGGGGAAAAGCCGCGTCTCCGCAAAATCAGAGGTTTCTTGCTCATTCTGGAACGCAACAAGGGTGTTTCCGGCATCATTGGCAATGAGGTAATTAAGCAATCCGACAAACAAAGTTGACTTGCCGGAGCCGGTGGGCGCCATCAGGTTAATGTGCTTGACCGTGCCGTCATTCAAAAATTTATCAATGGGGTCCAGCAGGAACGGGCTCAATGTAAAATCAATGTGGGAAGACCTTGCCGATTGCTGGTCTACCACATTTTCACGTATCCATGTAACCGGCTCTACGTCCATTCCCGCGGATACGTTATCCGCAAAAAGAGTCAGGAATCCGGCAGCCTTTTCAATGTCTTTCATTGTTCCGCCCGGCTGATCACCTTGATTTGAGCCTTGGACTCTTCTGCAATGGAGTACAGGGCAGCCTTGATTTCTTCCCGCAGCACGGGCACCATTTCGGCCGCCGTCAATCCTTCCAATTTTCCGGGCAGCTTGTTTTCAAACGCCTGAATGACACCCTTGGTTACGCTGGCAAGATGCACCACAAGTTCATTGACATCCTCCATGTCCACCAGATTTGCCTTGTCCTTTTCAAGCTTCACGCGGGCCTGTTCAGCTTGCAAATTCTTGTAGGTGACTTCCGCAGCAAGTTTCTTTTTCCGCAGTTCCGCCACTCCTTCCCCTGCTACCGGGGCGTTTTTCTCAATGCCTGAAGCAGCGGCTTCAATGGCTGGATTTTCCTTCCTTCTGGCCTTAATCAATTCTCGTATTTGAGCATGCGTCAACCCCCGCTTCACATGGTATGTGATCGTGCTTTTGTTGACGCCCAATTGACGGGCAAGTTCAGCCTGTGAAATCCCTGTCATTACTCTTCCCTTTACATATTATTATATCATGATATGTTGATAAGTAAACATCGCAGATATGGAACCGCAGCAGTCATATTACACAGCACACACGGATTTTGAATATCCGGAGGATGAACAGGAGCAGGAAAATGAATTCCGGGAACGTGCCCTTGAAATGATCCGGATCATGTCCCTGGCCCTGTATCACGTCATCAACAGCCGCACCCCCAATGTTACCGCGTTTGGCGTAGCGTACGCCCTGGGGCTTACGTCCGTGCTCGGTAATGAGCGCATGGCCGAGCGGGCGCGCAAGCTGGGCGTGCACAAGGCCGCCATCTCCCGCGCCGCCTCCAAATTCCTCGCAGAAAGCGGCCTTCCTCCGTCCCTGATGATGCAGCAGGCTGAACATGCCGCTATTAAGCGGCGCCCCGTCAAAAAGCTGGAAGCGCCGCGCAAAAAGGCGCCGGAGCAGATTATGAAGGTATACAACACGGGCAAGAAGAACTTTGAGGAAAACCAGTTAATTCTTGACCTGTTTAAAGTCTGAATCCGTCCGGTTCCCCCGGATGCAGGATTTCCCACATGACGCGGGCACAAGCTTCCCGGATAGTACACCCCGATTGCTGGACGATGGGTTCATAAAAATCCTTCTGGCCGCAGTGGACGGCGGATACATGCCGGGCCAGCTTCGCCAGTTTTGATAACTGGTAGGTGTCGCATGTCCGGATTCCGATCAGGTATTTTCCTCCCTGGAACTCAATCACGTCGGCGCCCTTTCGCCCGTAAAGGTACAGGGCCAACTGGGAAACGGTCACGTCCTCCGGGTAGGTTTGATCATGGCGCACCGGGAATTCCCGCGTCACCAGGACATCAAGCGCTTCGCTGATGAATTTCCGCGTTACCCAGTAGCACACGCCTGACCAGGCGAACGGCACGGCGCACTGGTAGCCCCCCGCAAGCTTCCTGCGCTCAAACAGCGATTTCCGGATTTCGTCCAGAGACATCAACAGTGTATCAGCATCAATCTTGATTACGGGTTCCCGGCCCGGAATATCCTGCATGCAGGATAGCATGCCGCGGACGCATTCAAGGCCGTTCAGGTTCTTGTTGCGCTCAAAATAAGTCTTCTTGTAAATGATGTCCTTCCCCCTGGGGATGTCCTTTTTTGAGAGCGGGGCTTTCCCATCGTCAAACAGGTAAATCATGCAATCAGGGTCAACCTTGCGGATTTGCCCGACACATAATTCAAGACATTTATAGTCTTCCCGATAGCAAAATATAGCGTAATTCATTTATCTTTAATTTATTGGTTCGTATTGATTTGAAGATTTATTCCATTCTCCTTGCTGGATATAGATTTTTTGATTTCCGTCCCGGCTTAATCTCAATGCGTGGTCACTGTCACATGCAAGCATGGTCCAGGAATCACTGATAAGACCGTCGGAGCCGTCGCTAGTCGTATCTGCGTGAAGTTCAACTGAAAGCGCATCTCCCACCATTACAAAATGGGCCTTTACCCCGTTTGCAGGTTCACTCCAATTACGGTCATAATCAAAAACGACATAGCCACTACTGGTTTTCCGCAATGGCTTTTCAAATTTTAAATTCTCCCCCACAGCCAAGGAATCCGCGTTCAAGCTTATATCAAGCTGTCCTCCTGTCTTGGTTAATTGGTACTTGATGCCGTTGGACGTTTTTTGCGTGGTGTTGACATTTAATTTGATTGTGCTTCCCACAATTTCAATGGGGGCTTCCGCCGTGTAACTGGTTTGTTCCGGCTCTGTCATGGAATCGGTATCAAGCTTCATGGCAAGCTCACCGTTTTTGACTTCCAGGCTGTACTTGATGCCGTTGGACGTTTCATGTTCTGTTTGGTCCAGCTTGAGAGATACGCTCCTGCCGGTGATTTCAATGGGGTCTTGCCCCGTATAGTCGGGGCGTTCATCTTTGATTCTCACGCCAAGCCTAACCGGTCCTTCCTCCGCGCCGCCCTCCCCTTTTCCCTTCTTCTGGACAAGCCACACTTTCAGATTGCTATCAGCATCAACGTTTTCTTCTTCGCTGGATGATTCAATGTTTAGTGTCAGTTCGTTTTCCTCTTCGGCTTCCTTGAGTTCCAAGGCGCATAACGGGTCCGTCTTAAGCTTGTATTTTTTGAATTCCCATTTGATTACATCCCAGTTGATGAAGGTAATGCCTTTGTGCTTGTAAATAATGGATTTGTCACGTTCCTCAAACTCACCTACGACAATGTAAGCTTCCCCGTCTTCCGGCTCTGGAACCTCATTCCCCTTTTCCAGGATAGCGGTATATGCCTCCCAGGTGTCCGTGTCATACGTAACATGCACCCACACTTTTTCCCCTGCCTTAAAAGAGGCTTCATACTCGCTGATCTCTATATCTTCATTTTTCAGCAGTATCTTCTTTTCTTCCTCACCATCAGTATCTTGTTCCTCTTTATAGGCATTCAAAAGGAGCCCTCCGGAGACCTTGCCGGAAAGGGATGCTTCCGCATCGTCCGTGATTTCCACCAAATCAAAGGCCAGGGGACGTGAACCGCGCTGATAAGGGGCAATGGAAACGTTCTGGCCACCGCCGCCGCGCATGGACGTTTTGCCATGCGTAGCAGCATTGAGGGCGTTTGTAAGGGCGTTGGCCCAATCCGCCTTGATAGGGTCTCCCTTGGTGATGTTATCCATTTTTGTATAGGTCCGTTGACCAGCCTCCGGGATTGGATTGCGTGTATTCTTCCGTGATCTCGTATTCCCGGTTGCCTACCTTGTGGACGGAGTACCGGGTAAAGAGATAATTGAGCTTATACCCTTGTACTTCCGTTGCGCCTCCAAACTCGCTGCCCTGGACAATCTTTCCCACACGTGCCACCTTGGACGCGTCTACGCGGCGCGCTGTATAGGTTTTCGTGATGACCGTATTGTTCTGCGATATTTTTTTGTAACCAAGTGTGATATACGGGGTGATCGGGGTGACGGGGAGTTGAATATGCCCCGGCGTCTCGTCTTTCTCGCATTTAAGCCGGTACTGGCCATTGCTGCACAAGACAAGCCCCCCGGACAGGTAAACGGCCAGAATCAGCATGTCGTTTTCCGGATATTTACTACTCCCATCCGTGTTACGCAGTTTGTAATAGCTCAATATGGGCTCAAGCGTCATGTTCGATCGGTCGCTGATCTTGACCTTGTACTTTTCCTTCGTGTCGTCGGGATTATCCGGGTTGTCTGGATTGATGGGGTTGCCGTCTTCATCCTCATTGGTATCTCCGGACGGGTAAGAGTACGTTACCGTCACCTTGTAATGCGTCGGTGAATACGGGGTAATCTTGTAGCCCGTCGCCATCATGCCGGGGGCATTGGGATTGGTCGCCATGGCCGCCCACTTGGGGCGCTGGAACCCTGCAATGGGTACAATTTGGGATTGTGAAACGGTGCGGTTGACTCTGTACGCTACAGTGCCCTGCTGGCTAGTAACACTCGGCGCAACGTCCGCCCTGATTCGTAAATCGTTTGTCCAGGTCATCATTTAAACAATCAAAACGCCTTCTTCCAAAACCTGGGAAAAAGATTGCGTGGTTTCCGTCTTTCTCCCGTAGGGGTTGTTATCCTCTCCCATCTTCACAAAATTGCCACCGCCCGCGGAAATCAATGACTGAAGGGCGGCATCCGGGCCCTTCCCTTCCGTGGTCGTGATAGAATAGGAACAACACCTTTTATAGTAGTCAGTTATTCCTTTATTTATTACTTTGTTGAACAGGTCAGAAAGTTCCTTTGAGTACTTCACGCCCCCCAGGCCGAAATCATACGGGTCTTTCCTTTTCAGCTTGGAGTCAATTTTCAGGGATTCAATATCCACACGGCCCGACATGATCGCTTCATAGGCTTTCCGCAGGTCCGGATTGTTCTGAAACATGGGCTTGAAATCCGGGTGGTCAAAAATGCTCTTGCTCGTTACGCCAGCCGTAAATTCCCAAGTGGTTTTTGTATCCTTGGGGTCAAAATCAAACGGGTCCGGGTCATCAGGGTCCGGGTCTGGATTATCCGGATCATCTTCTTGAGGGGCTTCTTTTTTGAAGGTACAGACCGTTTTCCACAAGTCAGCAATCTGCGAGTGCTCATAGTTGGATAAGATCAAATCCGTAAAACCGGGAACATGGCAATGCAGGGTGTAAGGAGGCGTGAATTTTTTCCCAGGGGGCGCCACGTAAGAAACGCTTGCCGACCATGCCCCATCATCAGACATGGACGCATCAAAATCGCCTTGCCATCCATACCCGCCTGTATGTCTAATATCCTTGTTCATATCAGCTAAAGAGGGCAACGCCGCCTTTCTCGGCCTTTTCCGCAATCGTCTTGAGGTATCCGTTTGAGGTCTGCACTTCTTTTGTCAGGGAGTCCACGGCGGCAGAAAGGCCGGCATCCCCCTTCCCCACTAGGCCAAAGAGGGAACCGAAGCCAGACCCCACACGGGACACGCTTGAAAGCGTCTGCTGCACTGCGTCAAACCGCGTTTTAAACGCATCAGACATTTCCTTTGCCCGCTCCTTGGAGTCCTTTTCATCCTTCTTTTCCTTCTCCTTTTTGTCCTCAATTTTGTAGGTCAGGGAAACCTTCTGTTCCGCCAGCCCCAGGGCATCGTGTTCATTCATGCCGCCCTTCATGAGGGATTGCATTTCCTTCCGCACGTCCCGCTGTTTTTCCAGCTCACGCAGCTTTTTCTTTTCCCCGGCGAGCTCGGCCCGCATGATGGCAATGTTTTCCTGTGTATCGCGTGCTGTCTCTTCCCCAAGCCTTTTTTGCTTGGAGATTTCATCATTGATGCCGCGGATAATTTCACCAACGGCCAGCAGCTTTTCATACTGGACAGATTCATCAAGATTCAGGCCGCCATTCCTCAATTTTGAGTCAAGCTCGCCAAAAGCCTTATTCCATTCATCAATGCTGGACAAGTCAACAGTTTTGAGCCATGCTTCAATTTTCTGATACGGGTTTTCAATCTGGTTGATCTCCCGTTCAGTCCCCTTCTCCGTCCACCGGTCACGGGCCTTGAGCGCCGCCTCATTCGCTTTTTCGATAGATTTTGCAAGCTCTTTCTCTTCCTTGGCTAGTTTTATGTCAGCTTCCGCTTCCTGTCTTTTTATCTCGGCCGCCCTGACATTTTGATCAATCCTGGTTAACATCCCGGAGCCCTTCAAGCCATCAATAAGGCTCTCTCTTGACTTAATAAGACGTACTAAATAATTGGCTTCACTTTTTAAATTATCATCACCAATTTCATTGTACATGTCGTTCACTTGAGCAAGCCTCATTTGCATGGCATTCCGTTCTTCAATGACGTCTTGTAAACGCTTATTGAATTCCTGGTAACTATCTATTTTAGCAAAGTCGCTCTTTATTTTGTCGCTTGAATCATAATCCGATTTGTATTCTCGGTATGCATCACCTTCATTGCGTTTTTCTACTACTCCAAAGAATTCTTGAGTTTTCCGAACAGGAGTAAAAAGCCAATCAACACCATCAAAAAATTTTCGTGTTCCATACGCAAAATTTGATATAGAACCAATAGCTATTTCAAACCCATCTGCAAAGTCTTTGCCTAGATTTTTTGCAGAAGAACTATTTTTGTCCATTTGATCGGACATTTCTTGTAGCTTAATTGTTAATCCTTCAATAAACCCCTCTCCAAATTTAGCTTTAAGAGCATCCCAATTATCTTTGAAGGTTGAAATAGAACCATTCAAGGTTTGAGATTGTGCTTTCATCCCACCAGAAAAGCGCGCAAATGAATCGGCTGCAATCTCCCAAACTTCATCGCCCTTCTTTCCGGCCTTTTGCAATTCCTCAAGCTGGATGCGAACTTCTGGTGTGATGGCCCCAAGTTCAGACAGACGCGCCAGCGGTTCCCCAACGGCGCGGCCTGACTGCAAACCAGCCCATAAGCGACCTATGGTGGTAGCAAGCTCTTCAATGGGAATGTTAAGGGCGCTTGCCACGTCTCCAACCATTTCCAATCCCTTTCCGGTTGCAAGGGCACCACCGGTCAAAGACTCCAATGTTACAGAGGCGCGAGAAATGCCGTTAAGCTGAAATGGCGTTTTGGCGGCGAAATGAGCAAGTTCCTCCATGCGTTTTTTTGCTGCTCCGGCAGATTTAAGCAATGGGACGAACGATGTTTGAAGCGTTTCCCTGTTGCCAGCCTCCATAACAGAGGATTTGACAAGATTGAAAGCCCCAATAGCAGCGGAAGCCGCCGTAATAGCGGGAAGAAGTCCGCGGAAAGACTGTGTAATCCCTGAAACCGCTTTATCTATTCCATTGCCACCAAGCTTGATACTCTTGGCAGCAGAAGCCGTTTCATGGATTTTATTTTTAATTCCGGAAAGTCCTTTTAAAACCTCTCCAAAATCTCCGGAAAATTTGAATTTTACCACACTCATTCTTCAATATTCACAGGCTTTTTAAACAGGGCGTCCAGACGTTCTAAATCAGCATGATCTACCTTCCGAGCATGCGTGTAATAACAGCTCACTCCATTTGCAACACATTCACTCATAAGGAACTGTAGAATCATGCTGTATGGAATATCATATTTGATATAATTTAAGGGGTAGCCCGTCTTTGAAGCAATCGCCCAAACCACCTGAATAAAGTAGTTCGGTCTGTCCCCTCCCGTTTTTTTTTGGAATCCTCAACAGTGAAAGCAGTTTCCTCAACTGATTTTGCCTGTTCACCAACCAAGAGCGAAATGCGCTGCACTTCATCAGGGCTCAACTCATATTTAAATTTGAGGATGGATTCCTTGAATTCTTCAAGGCTCATTGATTCAAGTTTTTCAATATCAGCCGTATGAATATAAATATATTCTACAATGCCGCCTAAATCCATGCCCCCATTCATGAACCCGCAGTTAAAACGCTGCATCAACTCCATGCTTCCAACAGACAGGGGGCGGAGTTTCAAGACTTTTTCCTTGTCGCTCATAATGCTCTTGTAATTAGGAGTTCAAATGCCCCAGGAAATTGCGCTTAACTTCTTCCGGACAATCCTCCGGAATCAGGGCTACCTTCTGACCATCCTTGGAGCGGATACAGGCGATTTTCCGGAATCTAGGAAGTCCGGCCAGAATACCGCGGCGACAATCAAAAGCCGCTTTGACCAACGCAAAGGGGTCTTCCGGATTGTTTTTCACAAAATCCGGGTCATTCCACTTACTGATCATTTCACGTGTTTCCGGGGTATCCGCGAAGTAAAAAACCTTTCGTTCCCCTCGGTCAGTAATGATGATTTCTGCCCTCTTGGCAATGGGGGCCGTGGCTGCAAGCAAAGCACTTGCAAGGTTGATGTCTTCAATATTGATTATGTTATTCATGTTATGTCTATTATGTTATTTTTTTGTTCGAGATAGGGGCGCCAGAAACGGCGCCCCCTGAAGTCTGTTATTCGGAAACAATTTCCGGGTTCAGGGCTTTAATGTTCGGACTATAAGAGGCTTTAACGGTAAAGCTTCTATAGTTCTGCGTCTCCATTTTCATGTCTACACTCTTGCAGATGGCCTTAGTTACCTTTTCCGGAATTTGTTCACCGGAATTTTTGATGCAGAGGTTCAAAACTTCCGCACGGACATCAACGATGTCGCCAATGTGGGGAACCTCCGTGCCAGTCTTTCTCATGTACGCCTCCCAAGTAATTTCACAGCGGGAATCATAGAGAGTATTACCCTCCATAACGCCCTTGTCGCCTGTAAGCTCAACGTCCCCCTTCGCCGACCATGAGTAACTTACGGAAGAAATAATAGCTCCAAAATCCTGATCTCCGGAATAATTGATCCCGAAGATACCGTCGCCGTGCTGTATAAAATCAGATGCATGTGCCATACAAATGGCGGTGCGTTGCGCTTCCGGCTACCCTCCCTTTCCCACTTGACAAAATCGCGGAATGAGGCATATTAAAGGTGCGTTAGTAATTCAGAACATTCACATGTTCACCTTCTAAACAATCGCCCCGGCCTGCTTCACCAGGCCGGGGCGATTGTTTTCCGCTTGACAAAATCAAACACAAGTGCATATTGAAGACGTATTAGTTCCGAACAGTTCACATGTTCACCTCTAAATCAAACCCCCCGGAGTGGCTGCTCCGAGGGGTTTTTCCTTTAGTTGAACAGAACTATAAGAAGCTCAATCAACCGTTGTATTAGTTCCTGTTGTCTCACATATTACACCTCCTTTTTTAATCCCGGACCAACCGGGCAAAGCGAGTATGAAGAAAAACTAAACTTTTTGCAAGATATTTCTACGAAGAAGTTTTATATATTAGATTGATTGTCAAAATATTATATAAATCATCTTTCGATATAGCGCACTGTCCAGGTTGTTACCCAATCATCCCCGTCCAGCGCGGATGAAGAATCAATCAGGTTGAAAAAGTCGCACCGTTCGCCGCAATCCATCCGGCCCAAGGCTTCCATAAGCTTTTCTTCCGCTTCCGAGTCAGACCGGTTATTGATCAGGGCAACGGAAAGCGTATAATCCCAGGCGGGCAGCGGAAACCATGGCTGCGTGCGGCTCGTCATCTCCACCACCACGCAGGGCTTGCGTTCTAAATCTTCTTCATTTCCGGCCTTGTAGGCAGTAAATCCGGAATTCCGTAGGTGTTTTACAATGTCATCAACAATCATGATTTATTTATCCTTTTCCATTCATGGTGCAGTTTTAAATTAGTGGCGGTTAATGCGTTAGAATAAACAAGCGGGAACAAGCGTTCAATCATGGCTTCCTTGGCATACGGTACAGGGTTGATTATTTCCACGGAATCCCCGGTGCGCCTGTATATGCCGTTCAAGCCGTGCCGCGTAATCCATTGGGGAAGACGTCCCGTCGCTTGCCATCCGTAAGAGGTGGGCCATGTCCAGCCAGATTTTGCCTTGCCTATGTGCTTAAACACCTCCATGCGGTACTTTTTGAGTCCCCGGCTGTCTGACGTAACGCGCCCGGAAAAGGCGTCCACCGTTCCGCGGCGCCGGGCGTCCTTATGCATGCGTTTCGTAAAACTGGCGTAAAACGTCACCGGAACGCCGCTGTCAAATGCTACTTGCTGGGCTTCCTGTTCTTTCTTCTGCCGGAGCATAGCATACACGGGACGAGCCATTACCGGATCACGTTCTTTGAACATCCTGTAAGCCTTCCCAGGGGCGCCCACAGCCCGCGCAATGTCACGGCTGGCAGAACCTTCCCCGGACTTTCGCCCGGCCACCTTGGATTTCCGGTTTTTCCCCAAAGGCAAAGTCGCGTTAAAACACATACCGCGGGCTACATTGGATGCGTACATGTCCAGGAACAGCCCCCCGAAACGCTGAATATTTTTGTGCCCATCCCTGATAGCTTTGTCGAGCCCTTCCACGTTGCATTTAATCATACAAATCAACTGATAAAGTTAATACCCTGTAAACGCAATTACTTGTGACGGCGGTGATCTTGAATTTCATTCCTTCACATTCCACGCGCCCCCCCACCTGGAAAGAATCCTCTGTTTGGATGTGAATGATGCGGTCCCGCTGGTTGCAATATCCCCCCTCCTGGCGTTCAAGGGTTACGTCACGGGAGTTCATATACCCCCGGTATGTCTTTCCCTGGTAGGCTATTTCCGCCTGTGGCAATACCTGATTTATGCGCCGGTGCGCGGCGTTGGCCGCATCTGTGAATCTCATATAAATGGCGGGGCGTTGCACAAAAAAACCGCCCCGGACAAGTCCGGGACGGTGAACACCAGCAGTTAATGCAAAGAAAATTAGCTTTCAGGAGGCGTGACAGCCGCTGCAACATACCCTTTCACCTTGTCAGGTTCAAGTATCTTGGCGCCGAACATCAGGCCCAGGGAGGCCCATTCTGCGCGGGTATTGCGGTCAAGCCAGTTGCAGAACATCACCGTCAGACCTGCAAGACCATCAATAGAGATAAGCTCACAATGGATGTCATCTTTGAGCTCATTGTCAATTTCCGGGATGGCAGACCCCACGGCAATGGCGCTGCCTTCGTAAGTTACGCCAACAACATCTTCCGAAAAGACGGAAGATTTTGCTTTATGGATGGACTCAAACCCATAGGCGCCTCCATCAAGCTTAAATTCCGTAGTGTTTTCCGGAAGAATGGCCCGGTAATAATCGGGAGTCAATAACAGCCTGGGTTCATCAGATTCAATATCCCCACTTAAATTGATGCAGCCACGCTTGTTGAATTTATCAGCAGTCCCAATGACCTTTGACCCGCTTGCCGGAATAAGAGTCATAATGCGCTTGTGCAAGTCATTGGCAAAAGCAATAGAGTTCGTTTTCGCCAGATCAGCCAGCTTCCAGCCATTACGCTTTTCAGCAGGAGTAATGCGCCAAGCTTGATGCAGTTCGGTAAGGGAAAGTTTGATCAAATCCCCGTTGTTTTCCTTGTCATTCTGATAAGACGAGGGATTCTCAATTACTTCACCCGATGTCTTGACATTTTTAAAATCAAGCTGGGAAGCATACTCCATGCGAAAATCTTTCTTGAGAAATTCGAGCGGAACAAGTGCCTTACGTAAAGACGTAATAACTTCTCCGTGGATAATTACCTTTTGTGCGTCAGAAAGTGCCATGATCGTAAATAATAGTTTGGTTGTTAATGTTGTGTGTTTACTTGCAAAGTTCCGCCAATTTATCCTTATGCTCTGCGTAAAACTTCCTCTGTTCCTCTCCGGAAAGCGCCGTGTACTGCTCCAGAAGAGAGGGGGTTTCCTCGCCGTCTTCCGGCTTATCCGCCGCGGCTTTATGCCCCATGCCAGCCACCATTTCCGCGGCCTTCTGGCTCGCCTTCGTATCGGCTTCTTCCTCAAGCTGGTTCTTCTTGAGCGCAACGGATGCGTGGAGCTTGACATTCTCCTTTTCCAGGGCTTCGACACGCTCACAAAGAGATTTAATAGAGGATTGGATTACTGTAATTCCATCCCTCATTTCTGCCCCAAGAGGGGCAAGCTCTTGTTTGAGCGCATCAACGATATTTTGATCAGACTTGAATAGTGCCATACTTATTGCAGGGCGTTGCGCTTTTAATTTGCGGCGGGGAAATCAACCCAGGGCATTACATCATCAATCAGGCCCAGGGAGGCAGCATCTTCCGCCACAAAGACCTTGCCGGAAAAAGCATCCACAGATAAACCGGGACGCTCTGAAGCCACAAACTCCTGAAACCTTCCGGCGATCTTGTTGCACAAATCCCTGTAATAGGCGATTGCCTCCGCGTTCATCGGGGTTTCCGGATGCTTGAAAACAGCATCATCATTCGTGATGGTCAATATTTCCTCACTCTTGGCATTCCACAGGCTGATGACGGTTCCGATACTGCCAACCAGCGCCGTTTCCGTCACGATCACCTGATCACAAGCCGAAGCCAAATAATAGGCGGCAGAACAGCACATGCCTTTGACGTAAGCCACCGTTTCCACGGGCAGTGATTTAATCAATTCCGCTGTTTCATGGCAGCCTTGCACGTCTCCCCCCGGAGAGTCAAAAACGAAAATCACTTCGTCAATGTTCCCGGCAGCCGCCTTTATTTCCTCCACGATAGATTGATAATTTGTGCCGCCCAGGACTTCGTTCAGCGGCACGCCGTTACCGTATAGGGGCCCGATTACCTCAATCACCAGGGATGACCCAACCACCCGCGCTTTCTGGCGTGTCTGGATGAAAAATGAGAAGTCAAAATCCGGGTTCCCCGCGGCTTTCGGTTCAAGGCTCTTCCGCTGGCGCATACTCGCCAGCCATGCAGTTTCTTCACAATATAACGGTTTCATAACGTTAAAATTTCCTGATATAATCCGGAGAGATTTCTACCCCAAATTCTGCTTCAGCTTCACGGCGCAACTTCTCCGCAATGGCGGCTTCCCTGGCGCGTATTCTCAAATGGTCCTCAACCTGCGTTCCGTTTTCCTCACAGATTTCTGTGAGGTTTTTAATGCCGGCATTGTACTCTTTCAACTGACTGTTAGAGTCGCGCCCCATGTCCACGCTTGGACGCTTGGCGCGGCTGAACATCATATTCCACCAGCCTTCAGCGTGCGGGATGTCCTCCCGCTGGATACCTACGGCCAAGACATACTGTACAAGCAGTCTGGCGGCATCTTCAAGCAGCGTGGCCCTGTCCCGCGTGGTGTTGTCGAATTTGGACAGGGACATTCTGTTCCCAACGCCGCTTGAGTCCGGATTGACCACAATATCATAGGGCACCCCTACCCCGGACAAGACACCCTTCAAGAGCCGTTCCGAAAAGCTCATGTAGTTCGGGGAGGGGCGCTCAATCTTCAGGGAGTCAAGGGAATCTTCAGACTTCAAAAACACAATTTGCTTATCTCCTGTGTTGCGGACAATCACCTCACCATTATTGGCTGGCTTATTGTAAGCCTGCGCGATGTCAACTTCTCCTGTCTCATTCTTTTTCACCAAGGCGATCTGTGAGGCGATCTTCATGGCGCCAAGCTCGGAAACATTGATGTCATCAATGTAACGGAATTCCTTAAGACCATGAGAAAAGAGGGGTTCCCCGCGGCAGGTGGAAAGAAAATCATCATCAACCAAATGCAGCATGGAAGAAGCCGGGATGATCTCACCGGCCCCTGGTTCATCACCGTCCAGCCAATAGGCGATTTCACGCCCCATGCGGTTAGTTATGACACCGTGCAGCACGTTCAACCCCTTGTATTTTCCGGAGTCAATGAGGCCATCTTTAGGAGAGCACACCCGGTTTGCCCGGATAAATTGCAGTTGAGGAAACCCCGTCTTGCTCTCCGTCAACATTACAAAGCAATCCCCGTCAATGTCGATGGCGGTGGAGATCAGATACAGGAGCGAGTGAAAATTCTTTCCGTTCACGCATGCAACTTTGTAAAACGCCTTGATGTACTCGTCATACTTCGCTGCAACTTCCGGATTCTTGCACAAGGATTTGAACAGAAACGCTTTCCCGATAGAGTATTCAGCCTTCATGTTCACGGCGCCCTTTACAACGCCGTTGTTCTTGTACAACAGACGTGACGCGGAAATGAGATTCTTCCGGGTAAGGCGCCCGGAAAGTCGTTCCGGCTCTTTGAGAAAATTCGGAAGACGTTGAAGCCCATCATCATAACTGCCGCTTTTGTAAATGGGGCGGCTTGAGAACGGGCGCCCGAACTGGTCCAAAATCTGAACATTCCCTGCCTTCAT